ATGGGCACGATCACATCACGCAAGCGCAAGGACAACTCGACGGCCTACACGGCGCAGATACGGATCAATCGGGACGGGCGCACAGTTTATCAGGAAAGCCAAACCTTCGACCGAAAGCAGGTCGCCCAGGCTTGGATCAAACGGCGTGAGACTGAGCTGGCAGAACCTGGTGCGATTGAGCGCGCAAATCGTAAGGGGGTGACGATCAGAAAGATGATCGAGCAATACCTGGACGAGTACGAGAAGATCCGGCCGCTAGGCAAGACCAAGAATGCGACGTTGAAGGCGATCAAGGATACCTGGTTGGGTGACCTCGACGACTCGGCCCTGACCAGCCAGAAGCTGGTGGAGTTTGCACAGTGGCGGATGAGTAAAGAGGGTGGCGGTGTTCAGGCGCAGACGGTCGGTAATGATCTCTCGCACTTGGGTGCAGTCCTGTCTGTGGCGCGGCCGGCGTGGGGCTACGAAGTGGATCCTTTGGCCATGCCTGACGCGCGCAAGGTGCTGCGAAAGCTGGGCATGGTGAGCAAGAGCAAGGAACGGAACCGCCGTCCGACGCTGGAGGAACTGGACAAGCTGATGACGCATTTCTTTGAGATGCAAACGCGTCATAAAGCCCAGATCAACATGCCGAAGATGATTGCCTTCGCTCTCTTCTCGACGCGCCGGCAGGAGGAGATCACGCGGATTCGCTGGGATGACCTTGACGAATCCCGGCAGGCGGTCCTGGTGCGTGATATGAAGAACCCCGGACAGAAGATCGGCAACGACGTGTGGTGCCATCTGCCGGATGAAGCTTGGGGGATTCTGCACAGCATGCCCAAGGTCGAGAGGGAGATCTTTCCCTATAACAGTAGGTCAGTGTCGGCATCCTTTACCCGAGCATGCCTCTTCCTTGAGATTGAGGATCTGCATTTTCATGATCTGCGGCACGAAGGGGTCAGTCGGTTATTTGAGATGGACTGGGACATTCCGCGGGTGTCGAGCGTGTCAGGGCATCGAGATTGGAATTCGCTCCGAAGGTACACGCATTTGCGCGGCCGGGGAGACGTTTACAAAGGTTGGGCATGGCTTAAAGCAACAATTCAATAATGATTTTAAGTGCATGGGTCTCAATATGTCGGATTGAGCGCCTCTGTTGAATGTGGTATAAGGCCTTAATTTTTGAGCAGGTTTTTTTATGGAAGCTTCAGTCGTTGATATGGCTATAGTAAAAAATAAGACTGAAGGCAACGGCCTCTCATCTGATTCACATAAAGTTGTTAGTTTATTTTGCGGTGCGGGTGGTCTAGATTTAGGGTTTGCCAATGCCGGTTTTGAAGTTTGCTATGCCGCAGATTATGACGCCGCGGCAATCAAAACATACAATAGAAATCATCCAGGAGATTTAGGGCGCGTTGTTGATCTCTTGGACACAACTGTAGAACAGTTGTGTGATTCTATCGTCGAGGCTTGTGGTGAGAATCCAGAAATTGCTGGAATCATTGGCGGACCTCCTTGCCAGGGTTTTTCTCGCGGCAATACAGGGCGTCATGCAGAGGATCCACGAAATCAATTGGCGCTCAAATATGCAGCTATCGTCAATTCTTTTTATGAAAAGTTTGGGCTGAAGTTTTTTGTATTTGAAAACGTACCAGAGATACGGGCTCAGAAAAATAAAAGTTTTCTGGAAGGGCTGCGTAAAGAACTTTCGCAAAACTTTAATATTTATGAACAAGAGTTAAATGCCAGCAATTACCAGGTTGCTCAGGCTCGCCGACGTTTGTTTATAGTTGGTGTGTGTAAGAGCTCTGGTGTCAGTGAATTTGTATTTCCTGCGCCGTCGCCTTTGAAAGGGAAGGTCGTCAGTGATGTCATTAGCGATTTGCCCGATCCCGTTTACCTATCGAGCAATTTAGTCGCAGAATCGATTCCGTTTCATCAGAACCACTGGACATCGCGCCCTAAATCAAAGCGATTTGAAACCGGCGAAATGCCAGTAGGTGGCCGGTCGTTTATCAAGTTGGACTGGAATAAGCCTAGCCGGACGGTCGCATATGGGAATCGGGAAATACATGTGCATCCAAATGGTCGGCGACGCCTGAGTATTTACGAGGCGCTCCAGCTTCAAGGGTTTCCTTTCAAATATGTTCTGGAAGGAAATATGAGTCAGCAGGTAAAGCAAGTTTCGAACGCGGTACCGCCTCCCGTGGCGGAAAAGATCGCAGAGTCTATAATGAAGCAAGTATTGTAGGACGGGTTAGTTATGGATGACGTGAATAGTGAAGTGGGCCTTGAAGCCGACGAGTTGCTGTTGCGGCAGCAGCTCGCTGCGTCAAAATTCTATGATGCACCAGTGCAGGCTACGCTAAAAACCAACCAGCGTGTGTTTGCAAGAATTACTGATGGTATCTACAGAGAGCCGGCCTCTGCATTGCGCGAGTTGATTGCGAACTCCTATGATGCGGATGCTACAGAAGTGAGGGTGTACACTGATGCTCCTCGTTTCTCTAAAATTGTTGTACGCGATAACGGGCATGGCTTGGATGAAAAGACATTAGCCCATATCATTTGTAATATTGGTGGAAGCTTAAAGCGTAGCAAGGATGGTAAGTACCACGATGTTACAAGTGAGCAAGATAAAAATCTTAGTCCGAAGAAGCGTCGATTAATCGGAAAGTTGGGTATTGGACTTTTTTCCGTTTCGCAAATTACTCACCATATAGTAATTGTTTCAAAGGTGAAAGGTGATAATAAGCGACTTGTCTGCGATATTTTGTTGCGCCCTCAGTCTGAGGTTGTAGCAGAAACCGATGAAGATAGTTATGTAACAGGTAAAGCTGAAATTACATATGTTCCCGCTGAAGATCTGGAGTCGTCGGGTACTGAAATTACGTTATTAAACGTGCGTCCATTTGTTCAAGAAAGTTTACAGTCTAAGTTGCTTTGGAATGCCATTCAATTTGAGCGGCAAACAGCTAATGGTGAAGTCGAAGAGGTAGAGTTTGACTTAGAGGATGAGTTAAAGGACCTTCCTCGGGAACCAGATTTCCACATTGGTGAGGTCGACCCAGCCGATCCAGAGGTCTTGATTACCACCGAAAAGCTCCCTTGGCTGCCTACAGATGAGCCTGTTGAGAAATTTCGAAAATTAGTTTCGCAGGTAGCTCTGCTTACCGCAGATGCAAAGCGCGGTAATGTAAAATTGAAGGATTGTCTTGATACATATCTAAGGATGATCTGGTCGATTAGTCTTTCAGTTCCCATAGAATACATCGAAAAACATCCATTTGATGTACGTGCTTCTGATAATGTCGAAGTGTACTTGATTAATAATGGCGGCAAAGGCAGCGCACCCGAAAAGGTCGAGCTAAATGATCAAGAAACATTAGAGTCAAAGCTTGGATTCTCGGCTAAGCGTGATGAGAGTGAGATACCGTTCTCTGTAATTATCGATGGTGTTGAGCTCCGCCGTCCAATCTCCATCGCTGGAGAAGCTGATAGGGCTAAAGGGCAGTTGATGTTTGTGGGTAGAGCCAACCCTTCGCTCAGTAGCGTCCCTGAGAGCTATAGGGGAGGTGAGCTTGAATTTGAATACTATATGTTGTGGAATAGCAAAGTTGTTCCGCTTGAGCATAATGGCTGCTTGATTCGAATAAATGGCGCGAATGGTACTTTGTTCGACTCGGCTTTTTTAGAGTATCAGGTTTCTGAGCAAACACGACTGAGGCAACTTACTGGTGAGGTTTTTGCCATAAAAGGCTTGGACTCGGCATTGAATATCGATCGCGAGTCTTTCAATATTGCACATCCGCATTATCAATATCTAAAGCGATGGATGCATAACGCGCTTCGTCAGTTTATGAGTAAACATAAAGCATTGAGTAAAAACGATGCTACCGTGCGCAATCAACTAAAAATTGACCAAGTAAAATCTGATATCGATTCGTTAGTGGTTGATTTTACAACAGCCCGATCTGTGCGGTTTTTCTCCTCAGCAAAAGGAGATCAACCTACGCTTCTAGATGATCCAGGTGCAATTGTAATTAACCGTGAAGCGATTATTCCGAAACCTCGTGCTGTAACGTCAACAGAAAAGGCACGCTTGGGTTTGCATGAAGATAAGCTTGTGGCGGTTGCAAATATTCTCGAATCTTATGGTTTGTTGTCTAGTTTAAGTCCCGCTGAAGTTGAAAAGCTTATTGGTGCCATTGGTAAAATTTTCCTATTGGATATCAAAAAATGATGAGCATGGATAGCGGGGATGATTTAGATGTTGGTCTTGGTTATGAAGATGTAACGCATGGTTCGATCTCTTTAAAGAAAGATTTTTTGCCTTGGCATAAACCACGAAAACAGTACATTAGAAATAATCAATGGAATGCGCTTACTGCGAGTTTAATTGATCATCTTAATTTAAAGGATAAGGGGCGATCGCTGCAATACTTGAGCCTCCCGGGCTCTGATTTACTTGATGTGCGTTCGTTATATTCGGTTTGTGCTGCGAAAGAAGTTAGGCTGAAATTTATTGGGTTGAATGAAATAACAGCCGAAGATAAAGCGTCGATGATGGATCAATTGATTTCCATCAATGAGCTTCGTGGTTTGCAGTATATTGATCCGTCATCTGATGTCTATGAGGATCAACTCGAGCGCTTGTGTGTAAATAAGTCAATAGCTCAAGAGCAAATAATTAAGCCTTCAACAAGTTATGATGTTATCAATATCGATTTGTGTCGTAGCATGTTGGAATCGCCGCCGATGGAAAAGCAAAGTAATTATTATGACGCGCTTTTCAAGTTGTTAAGACATCAAGCTGATAATCGAACTGAAGACTGGCTATTTTTTGTAACAACCCGCACAAATCAGGATATGGTGAATGAGGGTGCGTTTAAGAAATTTGTCGAAGTTTTGGAGCAGATTTTTAATTTTGACCAGGTTGTCTATGATAAGTGCAACGAACTGAAAATTTTCAGTGCGGATGTGTTGGTCAATAGGCGTATAGATGTCGAGAAAATAGATCCGACTTCTTATAATAATCTCGTTAGTGCGGGGATTGGTAAGTGGGTTTTGAGCGCATTGGCTGATCGTCCGCCAGCTCATAAATCGAAAATGCTGCAGTTATTTGGTTATAATGTATTCCAAGAGGCAGATGGACCTTGTGATATGATGTCCTTTGGATTTTGGTGCAAACATATACCGAATAAAGCAGTAGATACGTTTGGATTGGCTGGTGGCGGGGTCAATTTAAATGCTGAGGACGTGGGTAAAGCGATAAGTAGAGCTAGGGTTAATGTAATTGAGTCTGTGTCAAAAGTTGTGGATGTTGATGTGCATATGTCTAATGATGAGGTTTTCGAAGAAATGCTAAAAGCTTCTTCCGGCCTGATGAAATCTGCTAGATATGACGTAGATTCTTATGTTGACTGGGCTAGAAAAGATCACGGAAAAGTGAAGAGTTGGTTGGCCTCTCGCGGCCTTGTTTAAAAAAGGGGGGGCACTGGCAGGTGCCCCTTCTTCATTACCTTGAAACAGAGTGTTTTCTACCCATCATTTTATCTTGCTCTGTTGCCGCTTTTGCTCGTTGCCGGTCTATATAATCGGCTAAATCCGCTAAGTGCACTCCGAGCGCCGCTTTCTGAGACTCCGCTCCCAATCTTACAATTGGTAGGTCGATTTCTCCTGATAGGCATTTGCTTTTGAGCTTTTCAACAGTTAATCCCATGTAGTCAGCGCATACGCGACTCAGCGGAATAACGGCCTGCCCGTCGTATTGAGCCATGAGTAAAAAAAGCGTATTCATGCGGCCTCCTGATCAGATGGTGCTGAGTGTTTCGAATGCACGCGCAGCCACGACTGGAACCTGTCCGTTGCCAATGGCCTTAAGTCGGTCCACCCGATGGGCCACCCCATCAGCCACTCGGCCCATTCCGGATTCAGATGACCACCATCCAGTGCCATCACCGCATGATCCAGGCGATCGTTCGAGCGGTCGGCCCCGGATCGGCGAGTCAGTGCAGCAGGGGAGGATCCCTTTGCCATGCTCGCCACGGGTGTTGGCCGCCGTCTGGTGGCGGTCTTCTGCGACGAGCCAGATCCGATCCCGCTGATGAGGGGCGCCGAGGTCAGCCGCTCCGATAACGCCCCATCGCGCGTCATACCCCATTTCGGCAAGGTCACCGAGCACGACGGCAAGTCCTCTTCCCATAAGTATTGGTGAGTTCTCCAGCTCGACGTAGCGCGGTCGTACCTCATCGGTAATTCGTGCCATCTGCCGCCACAGTCCTGATCGGGCACCGGCGATACCCAGGCCGTTGCCCGCGACCGAAATGTCCTGACAGGGAAATCCTCCCGAAACCACGTCAACAAGGCCTCGCCATGGTCTTCCGTCAAAACTGCACACGTCAGACCAAATCGGGAAAGGCGGGAGCAGTCCATCGGTTTGTCGTTGCGCCAAAATCTGTGCGGCGTAGGCATCACGCTCAACGGCGCAGACCGTGCGCCAGCCGAGGAGGTGGCCGCCGAGTATTCCGCCACCAGCGCCTGCGAAAAGAGCCAGCTCATTCACGCTGCCTCCAAGGACGGACGCTTATACCCCTCAACAAGCTGCGCGGACGGACGCTTCGGAGCGGTTAGCGTTGCGTTGGGCGTGGCTGCCCCGCGCAGCTTTTCGTAAGGTATTAGTTCCTCGGTGGTGCTGGAGGTGCCGGCGGTGAGTATCCAGGTCATGCCGCACCTCCTATTACTGTGTGCGTGGGTGTGTCTTGAGATAGCTGCTGGAAAAAAAGAGCTGCTTTTTCTGCATCTGCCTTGATCAGAGGAATGCGAGGAAGCACCGTTTCTATCTTTGCGCGGCCTGTTATTTCGGCGGGCTTCAGTAATTCGGCCATGGCGAGCGCCTCATCGCGCAGGGCCTGGGTTTCGCGTTCCAATTTCTTCCCGGTGCGGAAGGCAGCGAATGTCTCAGCGGCAATACGGAGCTTTTCGGCGATATCGAGCAATGTCTGGCGTTCAGGTTCGCCAAGTTTCAACGCTTGCTGAAGGCGTTTAATGAATCGCACCAAGTGGGCGTGGTCGGCCTTAATTAAGTCGAGTGAGGCCCTTAATTCACGAATGGTTTTGGCGCTTTCGGCACGCTGAATGTCGTCGCTTTCTTTCATGCCGACGGACATTCCGTCGGTATGGCCCATGAAGTAGCCGGCCCAAATTAATAGCCCCGCCAGAGTGATGAGAGAGATGAGTGCGCAGATTTGAATTGCTGTCATTTGGTTTGCTCCTGGGTTCGCTTGGCTGGTGGTGGCAGCCAAATAGGGATGTCGCTTGATCTCGAGTGGGTATTACGCGTCCGGCTTGTCGTCTAGCGGTCGTTGCATCTCTTCATCAGCCTTGTAGGCGCGGATATCGATCAGAGCCGCAACGTGCTTGATGTGGGCATACCTCAATGCTTTTCCGCTTTCGTCGATAGTGGTCACGGGAATTTGAATCCGGCGGCTATTGATCGCTTGTGTGAACGTCTTTTCGTTGAGGTTCTTGAAGTAGTGGACACGCAGCTTTTCAAGTGGAATGAGTACGTCGCCGAAAAGACGGTAAAGCATGTCAACGGTGCAGTTATCAGGCGCTGGAAGCAGTCGCAGCGGTGTTTGGTTCGCGTTGTTCATGTGGCTATTGAGCCTCCTTGCGTTTGGATCGTGATGGGTGGTTCCAGGCGTTCAGGCAATGGCGTTTGGTCAATTCCCGCAGATGTTCGGGCACCTCCTGGAGCGCGGCATTGCGCTCCTCACGTGTCCGCATTGCGATGATCTGTCGGGCGTATTCCCTAGGCCACGTCACGGCGGTCTGCCGGAATGGCGGGGAGGTCGATACCCAACTGGTCAGCCAGCCAGCGGATTCCGGCCTGCTTGACCCGAGTCGACTGGCTGTACTGCATGCCGTATTTCTCGTCGTACCAAGAGCTGTCTTTGATCCGCAGATACTGACCATCGCGTTTCAGATCGGCCGGTAGGTTTCCATTGAGCAAACCCTTTTCCCGCATGTAGGCGATGAGCTTGGGACGGGTCAGGCCGAGATGAGCAGCTGTTTGGGCGAGGGTGCGTTCCATGGCGCCCTCCTTAAGCCGCGTGTGCGGCAGGAGTGGCCGCTGCGGCAATTTGACTGATGGATTCGCTGACCTTGCCGTAGATTTCGACATCGGTACCGCACGCGGTAAAACACCGGGTGCGCGGGCTCTTTTTGCCGATGCTGAGGATGGCGGTGATGCAGGAGAGAGTGTGCGGGCGATGGACAGCCACGTGCAGCGGCAGATCGAAGCCCATGTCGAGGCTCAGCATGCCGCCGGTACGGATCAACTCGAATACCCGCTGCTTGTCCTGGACGTCAAAGCGGCCGTATTGGCGCTCGGCATGCGCGCGATGCATCTGGTCGCTGGTGCTGCTCGGTTCAAGCGGGCCGTTGGCAATCTCTTCGATGAAGTCGGCCAGCTTGAGGTGCATCTTCTTGTCGTTCGGCAGGGTCAGCGTGTGGCGTTCACTGCCCAGCTCGATGACAAAGGTGCTTTCCAATGTGCCGCGTTCGGCCTTTAAACGGAATGCCAGGCACTCGCGCTTCGGTGCTGTACGCAGGACGTGGTTGAAGGTCTCGGTCAGATTGACCTGGGCATTGAGCAACTGCAGGGTGCGGTTGTCGATCTTGTACTTGATCATGCCGCGTGCCCTCCGCCGTTCGGATCGACAGGAGAGGGCTGGCAGGACTTGGCGACAAGCTTGGGTTTGCAGTTATGAATGACGACCAGGCAGCCCGTGGCGAGCTGCAGCTGCTCGATCATTTTTTTGTTGCTGATGCACGCCGGGTGAACGTGGAGGGTAGCGCTAGGTAGCATGGGTGAAGCCTCGCTCTATGGTGGAGAGTGAGGCAATATTAACCCTAAAGGTTATTTGGTCAAGAAAAAGTAACCTTTGGGGTTAATTTTTAAAGGTCGGAAATTTTCCACCTAGCTCGGCCGCATATGTTCCATTCTTCAGTCATTCGGATTATGCGTTCCGGCCAATCAGGATTGACTGCATAGAGATAACGTTCGCTACCCTCTTGTCTGAGTTGCTTGAGTGTTGCTGCTTCATCTCTAACTCGCTTCGCTGCAACAAAATGGCCTGGTAAAGCTTCGAGGGATGGATCGATCACGATCTTGTCACCCTCCATAAACTTTGGCTCCATGCTCACACCTTCAACTCTAAGAATGAATGCGCTTGGGCCCACTGGACCCGGAGCATCAATCCATTCCTCCGCATCTCTTGGATCAAAACTCCCTTGGCCCTCGCACCATGAACCCGCAGCAATGGAGCCTATAACGGGAAGCTTACGTCCTGTATGGCTTAGCACAGTAGCGTTATTGAACTCACCAACACCGTATGGCATGTCGAGGTAACCCTCGTGCAAGTTCAGAGCTTTTTCGAGCTCGCGTGCAATCTGGTCACCAATCCCTTTCGTAGGATTTTTCCCTCCGAAAGCACTGACCTGCGCAGGCGCTTTACCTAGGCGCTCAGCTACGTCCGTCAAGCGAAGATTCCGCTCAGCGATGATTCGTCGAAAGTTGTGAAGCCGGGTATCTGAAATTTTCATGTGATGATTTTGGCTTCATTAACCTTTGAGGTGAATGTCTCCACAGGTATTGCAAAAAATAACCTCAAAGGTTAATTTGGCGCTCGGAGGATTACTCAATGAACCTGCGTGATTACATCAGCAACATGGATAAGGAAAAACTAAAGGCCTATGCGAAGCGCTGCCGTATAGCTGATAGCTACCTTCGCTTACACGTGAAATATGCGAGCAAAGATCCAAGCGTTTCTCTAATCAAGTCATTGGCCCGCGAAAGTGATGGCTGCGTGACGATCTCAGAAGTACTTGAACACTTTGGGATCATGGACGATGTCTCGCCGAGCGAAGCAGCATAGTTAGAAAAAAGGCGACCCAAAGGTCGCCCAGTTCCTCCCGACACGCACCACCACAGCGCTGTCGGGCCGCGTTAGGAGTAGGGGGCAAACCAAATGCAAACCACCCACTCTTCTCGCGTTTTCCAAGGCTCGGAAGCTTTGGTGTTGCTGCCTTTTCCACCACAGAGCTGGCAGCTGTTGCGCTAGGGGTGAACAACGGATTGTTCGCCCCAGCACGGTGCCGGTGTTGGTCTATGAAACCTCGCCGGCGTTTGGGCACTTACACGCCACACGACAAATGTACCACCACTCCCTGTCGTGCGGCACTGGCAACATTCAAGGATTAATGCCATGAGCCGAATCGCTCTGAGTTCCGTAGATCGGGCCCAGCGGGAAGTCCTGCCGCTCGATTTAGCGCTGTACCACGCCGCTCGCGAATACCCAGGCGGCGCTGCGGCCATCGCCGCCACGACCGGCCGCAACCCGACCACGCTACAGCACAAGCTGTCGCCGACCCACCCTAGCCACTCCATCAACATTCAGGAGTTCGGCGAGATCCTCGAACTGACCAAGGATCGCCGTATTCTGGATGCGGTGCACGCGCTGGTCGGCGACACGGTCTGGCAGGAGTTGGCCGACACCTACACCAACGACATGCCTGAAACCCTCACGACTGGTATCGCCGAGTACTTTCGGCAGGTCGCGGATCTCGCCGATACCTGGGCCAAGAGCATCGGCGACGGCGTCGTCACCGATCAGGAACTCGCCGCGATTCGTCTGCAGGTGTTCCGGGGTATTCAAGGGCTGCTCGGGTTGTTCAACCGCGCCACCTATGTCAATCAGACGACGCGAGGTGCTGACCGTGGCTGACATCGCAGACTTTGCTAATGATCTCGTCCAAGAGCGTGTCGACCAAGCGCTCGCAGCACGTCGCGTCGCCGCCAAACCTGCATTGGCGGCGCACTCTTATCTGTTCTGTGAAGAGTGCGAAGATCCGATTCCAGAGGCACGTCGTGTCGCGCAACCAGGCTGCACCCATTGTGTAGACTGTCTTTCGCTCGCGGAATTGAAGGGAGCTCGTCATGCTCGATGAAGTTTTGGCGCAGTTCGCGGATTACGGCCTTGTACCAGCGCAACCGCTGGTGTTCGGAAAGCTTACCCGGTGCAAGACGGCGCAGGATAAGGGTACCGAGAAAAACGGCTGGTACGTCGCCCATGAACACCGCACCGAGAAAGGTGAGACGCTGATTTTCGGTTCATTCGGCGATTGGCGTTCGGGTGAGACGCAGAAGATCAAGGTCAAGGCCGGCAGGATGTCACCCGAAGAACGCGAGGTGATGCGCGCTCGGCAGGAAGAGGGCAAGCGTCGTGCTGCTGAGGTTGCGGCAAATACGGCGCGCCGGGCGGCGAAGCGAGCGGATGCCTTGTTCCAGCGGATGCCAGAGAAAGGCCGCAGCGAATACCTGGACCGCAAGCAAATTGTCGGTATCCGGGTGCGCTACGCGCCGCGTTCCGGGGCAGTCTTGGTCCCCATGAGCAATGCGCGGGACGACATCGTCGGGCTTCAGGTGATTTACCCGAACAAACAGGAAGACACTGGCCGGGACAAGACGTATTGGCCTTACGGGATGTCGAAAGAGGGGGCTTTCCACCTCCTAGGACCGGACGCCGATCCGGGCGATCCCGTGCTGGTGTGTGAAGGCTACGCGACTGGCGCCAGCCTGCACATGGCGACCTCGCTTACCGTCGCCGTAGCATTCGATGCGGGTAACTTGCTTGCGGTCTGTAAGGCCATGCGTGAGCGGTTCGCGGGCTGTCCGCTGATCATTTGCCGCGATGATGACTGGAAAACTACCAAGCCGAACGGTGATGCCTGGAACCCTGGTGAAGAAAAGGCCAATAACGCGGCACTGATCGTCGGTGGCCAGGTGGTTGCACCAATCTTTTCCGGTGAGCGCGGTGATAAATGGACCGACTTCAACGATTTGCACGTCGCAGAGGGGCTGGAGGCGGTGCGCCGTCAAGTGTTGGCGGTGGTTAAGCCGCCGGCCGCAGGCGGGTGGAAAGATCTCCTGGCCCGTAGTGACAGCGGCGCACTGATTGCACACATGCAAAACGTTGAATTGATCCTCGCCAATGATCCTCGCTGGGCCGGAGTCATCAGTTTCAGCGCGTTCAGTTCGAAGATCGTCAAGCTCCGTGCAGCACCTTATGGCGGGGGGACGGGCGACTGGGCTGACATTGATGATGTGCGGGTAATGAAATGGCTCGCGCAGCATTACAACCTGCGGGTCAAAGCGTCCCATGTGATCGAGGCGGTGAGTGTCGTGGCGCATGACCACGAGTTTCACCCAGTGCGGCAATACCTAAAAAAGCTGGAATGGGATCGTGTGCCGCGTCTGGAATGCTGGCTGACGGACGTCATGGGCGTTAGGGCTTCTGCTTACTCGTCCAAGGTTGGCAAGCGCTGGATGATTTCGGCTGTAGCGCGGGTGATGAAACCGGGCTGCAAGGCTGACTCGGTGATGATCCTCGAAGGTGCGCAGGGTGCTGGTAAATCGACGGCGATGAGCATTCTCGGCGGTGAATGGTTCATGGACACACCGTTCGCCCTAGGCGACAAAGACGGTTTTCAGGCGATCCGGGGAAAGTGGATCGTCGAACTTGGCGAGCTGGACAGCTTCAACAAAGCGGAAAGTACAAAGGCCAAGCAGTTTTTCTCGGCGTCCACCGATACCTACCGCGAGAGTTACGGCCGTCGCACCATGGACGTCCCGCGTCAGTGCGTCTTTGTCGGCACCACCAACCAGGAGGAGTACCTGAAGGACGCCACCGGTAACCGGCGGTATTGGCCGGTAGCCTGTACCAAGGTGGACCTAGAGCTGCTGCGCTCCATTCGCGACCAGCTATGGGCCGAGGCTGTGTTTTGTTACGACGCGGGTGACCTCTGGTGGGTGACGCGAGATGAGGCGACATTGTTCGCTGAGGAGCAGGACGAGCGCTTCGTGGTGGACGAATGGGAGACGCCGATCCTGACCTGGCTGGAGGAATCGCAGATTGGAGAGACTACCACCGGCAGTGAGATTTTGACGCAAGCGCTCAAGCTTGATCCGGGACATTGGGGCAAGCCCGAGCAGATGCGGGTCGGGGCAATACTGCATCGGCTGGGCTGGAGTCGCTACCGGCTCGGAGCAATGACCAAGAGTCGGATTCGTTTGTGGGGTTACAAGAAACCTGAGGGCTGGGGCAAGGCGTCTACTTTGGAACAATCTGCTTTCGAGGAGCCTTGCTTCGATGATTAAGGAGATTGATTCGTTGCTGAAGCTGTGGGCACAGGAGCTGCATTCCGAACATTCGAAAGGGGGGCTGGCAGGTGGCAACATGGTCGCGATGATGATGGAAAGCAATGGCCAGTTGATCCGTGGGCGGCGCGCATTTCGTGCGCCGTTGGAGAGCTCGTTAGATATTGAGTTGATCGTGAATAAGCACCTTGCGCCCGAGCTTGTGACGGTGGTGCGAGAGCACTACTGCACCCTCGATGTCGGCATGCGCTTGCGATATGCGCACTGCGGCTGCGGGCGTGACACTTATTATCAGCGCCTGCATGACGCACACCTGCAGATTCTTGGAGTCATGATGGGGGTGGCTGCTTGACCCTTGGCACGGCTCCGGCAGTTGCTGTCCCACCGGCCCGCCTTGTCCCACTATGTTTAGACGTAGTGGGACAGGTGCGGGCCTTGTCTTTACTGGGTTGTCCCACCGTCCCACCTTATCAGCGTCACCCGCCCGCATATGCGTAGCAGGCACATGCACGCGCGTTTCACGCGCAAGCGTGTTCTTAAATTTCTCCCTTTACACGAGAAAGGAGATAAATAAGTAGGACGGTGGGGCGAGGCCCCGAATCTAGGCGCTTTCAAGCGTCCCACTTCGATTTTTAAAGGTGGGACGGATGGGGCGCCGAATCAAAAGCGATAGCCGGGTGAATACGTTGTACCCCTGTTACACCCGCGTCGTGCCCATATTGCACCCGTATTGTTCCATGGCATTAAAACTCGCTTGCTGCCACCGGAATCGCCCTGTAAAAAGTACCCATCTTCGATAGGTGCGACCGCAGAGAGCGGCAGGCACCACACCACCAAACCCGGCCATTGCGCCGGGTTTTTGCGTTTAGGGGTTGGCGATGACAAACGAGCAACAAGCGCTGGCAGAGATGCCGATCTGGTTAGTGATCGTCCTGGCCCTGGTCGGTGGCGTATCGGGGGAGATGTGGCGTGCCGACAAGGACGGGGCGCGGGGCTGGGCATTGTTGCGCCGCCTCGCGCTTCGGTCTGGTGCCTGCATTGTCTGCGGGGTCTCGGCGATGATGTTGATGATCGCCGCCGGCATGACGATCTGGACGGCGGGCGCCTTGGGTTGCCTGACGGCAATGGCCGGTGCCGATGTTGCCATCGGGTTGTACGAACGCTGGGCTGCCAAGCGGTTGGGCGTTTCGGAGTCGGCATCGACCGACCGAAGCTAGGTCGGCGGACGGGTGTGGGGCGCCATTTTTCCGGGTCCTCCCCGAGGGCCGCCCCCTACACGGGTTAGCGAACTCGCGGGATCTCTGCAGCTGACAATTTGGCAGGGATGTCCGTCTTTTCAAAGGGTTAGATATGGGCAGGTCAGTTAGCAAGGCCGACTTGAGCGAGATCGTCGGCCGTGATGAACGCACCCTGACCCGATGGCAGAACGACGGCATGCCTGTGACCGAGTTCGGCCTCGGTCGGGGCAATGAAAACCAATACGACACCGAAGCCGTCATTCAGTGGCTGATGCACCAGGCCGCACTAAACGGCAAAAAAGAATCTTCACGCGACCGGCTCGACCGGATCCGTGCCGACCGCGAAGAACTCGCGATGGCCAAGGATCTGGGCGAGGTTGTGATTGCGGCTGATCTGGTCGAGCGTTTCGAAGCCATGATCACCGCAGCCAAAGTGGAGCTGCTCAATTCCTTTCCGGACGCGTTAGCCGCCGAATTGTCGGCGCGCTACGACGTGGAAGTTGACGAGCAGCTCATTCGCGACCCTATTGAAGCCATCCTGAGGAGGCTTTCTGACTATGACAAGGACGATGCCCCGTCAGATGGATATTCTGACGAACCGGACGATTCGGAGGGCCTTGAGGAAGACGGCGACTAAAGCGCTGCGCGGCGCCTGCCGCAAGTGGGCACCGCCGCCCCGCATGAGCATTATCGAGTGGGCGGACAAGTACCGCTGGCTCGCACCGGAAGAAGCGGCACGCCCCGGCAAGTATCGCTTTGACGTGACACCTCACCTTATCTGGCCCGGTGGGCCATTGGAGGCACTGGACGATCCGACTGTTAGCGAGATCGTCGGACGCAAATCGGCGCAGGTGGCCTGGACGTCTGGCGTTCTGGGAAATGCCCTGGGCAAATGGATCGACATTGACCCGTCCCCGATCCTGGTGTTGTTTCCCAAAGCCGAAGCGGCCAAACAGTACGTCGGCGAAAAGCTCGAACCGATGATTGAAGCCACGCCACGGCTGCGCAAGAAAGTCGACCTGCGCAGCCGCAAGCTTCAACAAAGGCAGGATTTCAAGCGCTTTCCTGGTGGCTTCCTGAAAATGGTTGGCTCCAACAGCCCGGCCAGCGTGAAGTCCACGCCAGTGCCACGGGTGGCCATTGAGGAACCGGACGACTGCAACCTCAACCTGCGCGGGCAGGGCGATAGCATCAAGCTGGCGAAGGAGCGACTCAAAACCTTTCGTCGTTCGAAAATCATCATCGGCGGCACACCGACCATCAAAGGCCTATCGGCCATTGATGCGGAGTTGGAGCTATCAGACAAGCGTGTTGGCTTGGTGCCCTGTCACGAGTGCGGGCAAGAGCACGCGCTGAGCTTCGACAACCTGCACTGCGATGAGGATCCTGAGTACCAGCATGAGGTGTACGGCAAGAAGCGTCCGGAACAGACTTTCTACTCTTGCCCGCACTGCGGCGGGATCTGGGACGATAACCAGAAAAACGCCAACTTAAAGCATGGGCGCTGGTCAGCTACAGCAGAGTTTCGCGGTATCGCGGGCTACATCCTCAACGAGCTCTACGCAACGTTTTGGGGATCTCGCTTTGAGGTGCTGATGGAAAAGAAACTCCAGGCTGAGCACGCGGCGGCGCAGGGCAACATCGGCCCGATGATCGCCTTCGTCAACAGCTCCAAAGGCGAAAGCTACGAATACCAGAGCGATGCTCCGAAGACTGACGAACTGGAGAAGCGCGCCGAACCCTACGCGGAACTCACCGCACCTCAAGGTGTGCTTTTGGTCACCGTCGGCGTCGACGTGCAAGGCGACCGCTTGGCGCTAGTGATCACTGGATGGGGACGGGGTGAAGAGTCATGGCGTCTGTATTGGGGCGAGCTGCACGGCAACCCCATCGATCCGCATGACGCTGTCTGGCAAGAGCTGGACAGGGTCATCTCCAGACCGATTCCCATCGCAAGCGGCGCCCAACTGGCGGTGTCGGCGGTCAGCATCGACAGCTCTGACGGTAATACCAGCGATGCGGTTTATGCGTATGTGCGTGATCGTCAACGCTACAACGTTATGGCGATCAAAGGTGCTTCCGTTGACAGCCGTGACAAGGAGATTTTTACCAAGCCGCCGCAGTCGGTGGACACCTCGCAAGACAACACCAAGGCTGCCAAATACGGACTGAGGGTCCACATCGTTGGCACGCACAAAGCCAAGACTCTGATCGACGGCCGACTTCGGCTGAAAGGCGCAGGGCCTGGCCGAATGCACTGGTATAGCGAGATCCGCTCGGACTACTACGAGCAGCTCACCAACGAAGTGCTGGCGCCGCACCCACGCAACCCCAGCAAGATGGTTTGGCAGAAAAAGGCCGGACGGCGCAACGAAGCGCTCGACTGCGAGGTGTACGCCTTGCATGCGGCGCGCAGTCTGAAAACCCACCTGCTGCGCGATCACGAATGGGATCAGTTGGAGCAGCAACTGCTACAGCCAACTCTGTTCACCACCGAACAACCGGTCGCACCGGTACCGCGCCGAGCCGTCGCTCGTGGGCGGGGCACCCGCAGTCGCGCGGGCTACTAGGAAAACAAACATGACAGACGCACAACAGCGCCTCGCGGAAGTCCGGGCGGCGATCTCTGACGTCCTGAAGAAAGGCCAGCGCTTGCGTCGTGCGGATCGCGAACTGTATCGCGCCGAGCTGAACAGCCTTCGCCTG